GAGCATGTGATGTCCGGCTCGGACCTGCCCGCCCGGAATAGCCCTGCGCCGTCGAGTGGGTCGGCGCCCATGCGTTTTAGCTGCCGGCAGGCATCTAGGAGCGGCTGGCGCGAACGGCCCACCAGCGACGTCCCCGGAACGGAATAGGCATACAGCCATATGCCAGGCGAGCCTCGGCGCCGAGCAAGACCCGGATCATTGCCGCGGCGCCCGCCGCTCGCGCAGCATCTCGTCGTTGACCGGGACGAGGTCGAGCACCAGCTTGCACCAGATGCCGAACAGCTCCTTGCGCGTTTTTTGGGGAACCTGATGCCCGGCGATCCACATAGCCGTGAGGTCGGCCAGGACCGCGCTCTGCACTTCCGGCGGATGCCCGGCCAGCAAAGGCGCAATCCGATTGGTGAGCTTGAGCGCGGTTGTCGCCTCGTCGTCGTTCATATCGCCGCCGCCGCCTTGTCCCCGTGCAGCCGGTCCCGGATCAGCCGCTCCCGCAGCTTGCGCATGCCGGCCGCTTTGTCCTCATGCGGGCGGGCATTCCTGGGATTGAAACGTGCCTCGCTCTCATGGCGGCCCGCCGACCGCTGGAGGGCCTCGATTAAAAGCTCGAGCTCCTTGCTTGTGAACGTCATTCGCGTTTCTCCTCGTTAGACCGGAAGCAGCGCGAGGGCCTCCGCGCGCATGGCAGGAAGTGCGGCCAAGGCTTCCGCCCCTTGCAGCCGCGCGATGTCTTCGAGCTTCGGATAGCCTGAGTCGATCGAGGCGAGCACTTCGGCGCGCGTCGCCGGGCGGCCCTCCGCGAACCACAGCGTTTCGATAGGCTCGCCCAGCGAGAACAGAATTCCCGGAGTGCTCCCAGGTACGATGGGCGGTCGGAACAGCTTGAAAGTCTTGGTGACCCACACGCACACCGCACCCGGATTGCGCAACAGGCCGAAGCCCGGCGGCGGCGTGAAATGCTCGATCAGCTCGCCGTCCTGCATGATCCCCTTCGCGTTGCGGACCATGTTGGGTTTGGACATGAACGGGCAGACCCGCGCCGAATAGATCGCGCACTCGCGATGCGACGCCGGCTCGCTGATCACTCGGTTGATGGCGCACATCGGCCCGATGACGAATGCTTTATTGGTCCCGCCTCGATTGCCGCAGACCCAGCACAAATTTTTTCTGACCGCGGCCGTGATCTTGCTCGGATCGGTGATGCGGAAGTCGGGCACGCCGTAGCCGCGCGAGCAAGGCTTGCCCTTGTCAAACCACTCCACGAACCACGGCACCGGAAACCCCTGCGGGGAAATCGGCAAGTTGCGGATGCGCTCGGGCATGTGGTCAAGGTCAACGCTGCGGTTATAGCTGGTCATTGCATCACTCTCCTATTACGATCTTTGTTTGCAGCCCCAACGCCGCGGCGATCTCGGCCGGCGTGTGCGTTGTCTCCCGCATGGCGCCGGTGACCTCATGCCATTGGTTATCGTCGCTGCAGGAGGGCGGAATGAGATGCAGCGCGTCGGTGGCGCTGAACCGCACGATCCCCGGTATCCGCTTGGCCTCGAGGAACGCGCGTAGCGCCGGATCGCGATGGGCATCACGGTATCCAGGGTCGCACCATATCTGCACGACCTCGACCTTGGTTCGCTCGCCCGTATCATTGAATACGAGCGTGACGAAATCCGGCATCATATCGAGGCAGTAGTGCGCGCGATCGGGGCGTCGCATGCTCTCGGTGCCCGGCTCATGCAGAAGCCAGCGGCAGGACCAGAAATGACATTCCGAAGGAAAGCCCGGCCGGCGATAGACCGCGCAGCCCTTGCCGGCTTTCTGATGCTTGCAGCGTTCGCTCGCCTTCTTTGCCAGCGCCCGCACCGGCAATAGCTTGCAGCACAACTGACAGTCACCGCATCGCCGCGGCCCCTTGCGATCGGCATCGAATAGCGTGCGCGCTGTTTCAGTCATCCGAGCTCGCCCTCGTCGCAGGCGTCATAGGCGCCCGGCAGCGGCACGATCGGCGCCAGCCCGTTGGCGATCCGCCGCGGGTTGACCCGGTCAACGCAAGCCCGGCAGATCGGCCGGCGGTCGTCATCAACAAAGAGCGAGGGCACGCGCATCGGGTTGAAGCTGAATTGCCGTTTGCACCCGTAGCAAGTGCCGATACAGAAAACGGAGCCCATCATTCGCCCTCCTGTTCGCGGGACAAAATTTCGGCCGCGATCGAGCGCACCTGTTCGTTGGTCATCCACCATTCCCGATCCCGCGGGATCGGCGCGATGCATTTCCATTTGAACCGTTGATGAAGCCGCAAGGCGAGCTCGTCGTCGTCGAGCACATCGGCCAGGAGCGCGAGCGCGAGCTGCGCCGGTCCCGACCCGCCGTATCCCCATTCGAAGCCGGTCGGCGAGTGGTTGTCGAGATCGAGCCGCAGATCGAGTGGCGCGCCGTCCGCCTCAACGTGCGCGGTGCCGTCCTTATCGCGCCAGCCGTGATACGTGGCCGCCATTTCATTCGCCCTCCTCGTCCTCGCCCAGAGCCCAGGCCAGATCGACGAGGCCATCGATCAGGCAGCGCGAGCCGCGGCTAGCGCAATCATACCGGCAGACGCCCGCATGGTAGCGGCACCGCAGCGGCGCCAGGCGGTCGTCGTAAGGCTCGAGCTCGGTCGTTTTCCAATGGTCATACGAGCCCATTGCGTCCCCTCAATCGTAGCTTGCGGAAGGGCGAGCCGGGCGGCGCGAGCAAATCCTCGACGCGGCATTGCAGCGCCGCGGCGATCTTCTCGAGGTACTCGATCGCGATCCGCGTGTGCCCGCGCTCGAAACGACAGATCATGTATTTGCTCACGCCGATCGCCGCGGCGAGCGCCGCCTGCGTGAGCCCGCGGTCCTCGCGCATCTCGGTGGTCCGTTTTCCGATCGCAGCGTTGCGCTCGCTGACAGTCGCCATGGAGTCCGCCCTCCAAGCCGAGCCAGAAAGCTACCACTACCCGAGCGGGTAGTTGGCCGGTATTTTTTTGCTGCCCGCCGGAACGTCTAGCGGTAGTGGGAACGGCCGCCGCGGCGGCACAAGTAATGGGAGTCAAGTCTTGATTTTTATGCTGGCGTCACAATCTATTTACTGGCCCGTTTGGGTAGTGGTAGCGGGCGGCCCGCTTTGTATCAGCCGGATTTATGGGGTATTTCAGCCATGCTCCCATTTCACGAGACCGGCATGGCCAAGCCTCCTCGGCGGCCTCGGTCGCGCACGCTGACCGAACGCCAACTCCTCGTGCTGCGAATGAGCGCCCAAGGGCGGTCAATGGCAGAAATTGCGCGCCAGCTCGGCGTCAGCGTGAATACCGTCAAAAAGCACGTCGAACTGATCCTGCTCAATCTCGGTGCCGTCAACCGAATGCACGCCATCGCCATCGCCATGCGCGAAGGTCTGTTGCGCTGAGGGCAAAAAAAAGCCCCCGCATTGCGCGAGGGCGAAAGCTGCCGTGGGTTTGGGTTGACGATTGAGATTATGTCGGCGGCGTCTGCCGGCAATCGCGAATGTCGCGGACGAGATTGGTGATGAGCTCGAGCTGCGACTTGTTGCGTTCGCTCGCATTGGCCGCGACCTCGCCGAGCACATAGGCGGCGAATCCTAGAAATCCGACATTGACGATCAGCAAAGCGATCGCGAGCGGCGTCGATTTCATCGCGTCGAGCGTGGCCGTCACCGCCTTGCCCGTTTCCTCGATTGGCGCCATCGCTCGGCCCTCCTTACGGGTACATCGCGTCGAGCGTATGCACGACCCAGATCCCGCCCGCGAGGAACAGCACAAAGCCGACGATCAGGATCAAGGCTTTGCGCCTCTCGCGCGTCATGGCGGCGGCTTCGTCATCTTTGCGATGAAATCCATCAGCGTCAGCGGCGGCTCGCCCTCGATCGCGCGCAACCGGTTCTCATGGTCGTAGAGCACGGTCGTTTCCGGTTGCGGCTCGCGCGGCACTGACTCGGGCGGCACGTAGGGATCGGGCACGCCGCCATCGGCGAGCCATTGCTCATACTCGGCGCGGTCACGATTAGCCGGATCGTTTGGGATATGGGCCTCGTCCGCGTTGCGGATCACGACATCAGTTGCGGTGAGTTGATAATCCGCCGCCATCACAGCCTCGCATCGAAAGCTAATTTGGCCGCGTTGGTCCCGTTGCGATAAAGAGTTACAGAATTACCGGCAACAAGACCAGACGCGACTGATGGCAGCAGATACGCGCTTCCAAGATCAGACCCGCCCAACGCTAGCCCCGTGCAGGCAATCAGTCCTCCGGCAGCATTCGACATAACAAAATCGCCAGGCGCGCTGATGGCAAATGTTGGAGCCGCCCTTTTCCTAGTCTTGAAAAGTGTCATGATTTGAGCGTTCGACGCATTATTTGCCTGTCCCGTAGCGATTGGAGTGTAAGCCGTGGTGAGCGGCCACGCTTCATAGTATCGCTGGCAGGCTGCGAGTTCCTGATCGTAAGTCGGCAGCAAGAATGGGACGATGCTCGAAGGAGGGACAATGGTCCCTGGCACCACGATCAGTCCGGTGAGCACTAAGCTGTTTGCTGCGGCGCAGAGGTTCATAGTCGCGGCGCTTCCACGAAAATTTCCTGCCTGCCACCCGGCCACTCCGCGGAAATTAGAACCGCAAGCAAAACAGAATGAGAGATAGAGGCCTATCGATGCGTCAGTTGTCCATGTTCCCGTAACATCGCCCGGAACAGTGACCGAGCACCATTGCCAAGCGTTCGCCGTGTTGATCACAACATCAAAAAGATAAGTCCTGTTGTTTGCGCCGTTTATCACGCCAAGAGTGATCGAGCCAGCAAGCGCGCACCATGCCCAAAATCCGATTGAAACCGGCTGCGCATTCGCTGTGCCCCACGCTAGTCGCGCAATTCTGAGCCCTTCTATGGGTTGGTAGACGTAAGCCGCATCGGCCGCTGCCAGCGTCGATACGTAAGGAGTCAAAATAGTTACCGCAAATTGATTGACGAAACCTGGGAGTGTCGTCGTTGTGGGGTAGCCGGTTATTGTTGGAGCGCCTTGCGCAACAGCAAGGAAACCATCGTGAGTGTATCCAGCGGCATTTTGACAAACTAAACCCGTGCCGAAGCCACGCTCCTGGCTAATCGCCATGCCGCCGTTGATCGACAGGAACGGGTAGGTCGCGTGCGCATCGGCATATTGTTTGGTCGCGGCGCCGAGCGCAACAGTTGGATCGGCGGCCAGGATAAGCGGCCCGCCCATTATGTCGCCGGCCTTGATAAGCCTCGACGTGTCGCTCGGATGGATGTGATCCTGCCGGGCAAAGTTCGTTGAGCTGCCGATCGCCGCCGCGCCGTCCATGAGCGGCGGGACGGTTGAGGGCGAGCCGGCCCCCGCAGGGCCTTGAATACCCTGAATGCCTTGGATGCCCTGCGGCCCTTGTGGACCTACAAGTGATGTGCCAGCGGGCCAGCCACCCGTCGATGCCGTCCCCCATCCCGCCGTGAACCCGGATGGCACCGCGCCGATGAAAGTCGATGCACCGAAATTGGCGATGACTGTGTCTGCACCACCGAAGGAAATGGATGGATAAGCTGTCGGTATATTCGGAATGCTGACACCGCCCGCGCCAGTCGCGGGATTGCGGCTTGAATTGTTGTTCCAATTTCCAGCCGCCCCGAGACGCCACCACATCAATTTGTTGGGCACGTCTATTGCAGCACAGATCACAGTCCCACTGGGGATGGTCCCGAACGAAAGAGTTGAACCTCCCACACCACCAATGGTAAGACCAAAACTCGACCCGTCAACAAAAACAACACCACTCTGCGCGAGCCCGGCCTGACCAGTACCAGTGCCGCCGAAAACTGTCGCAATGGGAAGTGCGTTGATGCTGACTCCAACTCCACTCTGGACGGCGGCACCATTTAATGTGCATTCCCAATAGTACTTGCCAGACGACTGCCCATCGACTGCACGAACGCTGCCGGTCCACCCTGCCGTCCCGGTCGCCGTCAGGTTGCCACCCGACAGCGATATGTGGGGTTCCTTGTCGCCAGGGTTCAAAGTCGTAGAGCCGCCGCCTCCTGTTACTGCGGCCTTCGGACCAAACAAATAATGAGTTGTCGTATTGATATAGAAATCGCCGGGGACGCCCTGGCCGGCGGTCGGGTCGGCTGCGCCATACAGGATAGTGTTGCCGTCAACGCCGGCATTGCCTTGCGCGCCCGTCGCCCCCTGCGGCCCAATCATCGAAGCGCCCGCCGGCCAAGCGCCACCCGCCTTTGGTCCAAAGATAGAATTGATTGACGTGTTGATGTAGAAATTACCGTCAACGCCGGTCGCAGCAACCGGATTGGTCGAGCCATACAGCACCGTATTGCCGGCCGGCCCGGCCGGTCCCGGCACTGTAGACGCCGCACCCGGATTGCCTTGCGGACCCTGCGGACCGGGCGGGCCGATCGGTCCTTGCCCGCCCGAGGCCCCGGTTGGTCCCTGTGCGCCCGGCGATCCTTGGGCGCCCTGCGCGCCCTGCGGCCCCTGCGGTCCAGGGATGGTCGAGTCCGCTCCCCGCGGGCCTTGAGGCCCCGCAGGCCCCTGCGGACCCGGTACGGTCGAAGCCGCTCCTTGTGGCCCTTGCGGCCCCTGCGGACCTTGGATGCCCTGCGGCCCTGGCGGTCCTGGCGGGCCGCCCGGCGCCCCCTGCGGACCAGGCGGCCCCGCTGGTCCTGGCGGCCCACCGGCAGGCCCCGGAGGCCCCGGTGGGCCTTGTTCACCGGCGGCGATCGTCTCGATCTCGTCATACGGGATGAGAACTACAGCGTCGGCCATGTCTGCCACGGCGACAACATTGGCGTCGGTGATGATCTCAACGAAGCTCATCGCGTCGGCCCCGGATTGACTATAAACACGCCGCCCCAAATTCTCGTCTTGAGGGCGCCGAGCGTCATAATGTTTGAATGGTCGAAACTGCCGAGCCCGAGCCCTTGAAGAACCGGCTGGTTAATCCGCAGCGTAAAGAACCCGTTGACGGGATCGGTTAGCATGAAGTCGCCGCTATCGGTCGCCAATCTCAACACCGCAGTCTCATCCGCCGCATGCCGGCGCAGCATCATCTCAAGCGAAGCGCCAGTGATGTTGATCGGCGATCCCGAGTCCACCGCGACGTATTGAAACAAGCGGTAGAAATCGGCGTCGTTCTCGACCGTGATGTTGACGATCGCCATGAGGCCATGCCCTACGGAATGACGTTTGAAATAGCAGCAAAGGCGGCGTCGATCTGTGCCTGCGTCGTGATGGTGCCGCCGTCGATCCCGACTTTCGTGTTACTCTCGCAAGTAAAACAAGATTGCACGAAGGTCGCCACATCCTGCAACACCGTCGCAAGTTGCCCCGCGGTCAATTTTATGAAGCTGCCGTCGGCTAACTTCCAATCGGTGACATGACCGGGATTTGCCACCGCATAACTATTGGCGCTGTCGATCGTGTTGCGCGAAATCGGATCAGTCAGAAATGGGGACGGACTGATGCTCGAAATGGTCACGCCGCCGCAGGCGAGCCTGTAACGCACATTGGCGGCATAAGCGGAAAGATCGACAAATAGATTGTATGGCGTGAGCACATCTTGCAGTGCCGCGTTTGTTTGATTACCAGCTTTGTCGCGCGGCCACGCTGTCGGAACGTTGCTGGCACTCCACGCCACATAATCAGGGTCGCTCGTATCCGAGGTGATCTGTTTGGCGCTCCCGAATACCCGACCGTCATCCGCAAGCCAAAAATGGTTCCACATATCCATTGCGATTGTCCCTTTTTAGATATACTGAGCGCCGCTCGCGAGCACGCCCGCAACTGTTCCAGGCAAGTAATTGATGCCGGACCCGTTCGTATCGATGACGGCGTTCCCAAATGCATTGAATTTCTGGCCGGTCACCAATCCGCCGCCGACGATGCTGGCAAAGCGCATCTGAACGATGGCCGTATCTATGGCGTTCGCGAAAGCGCCGGAGACTGCGATCGCCGGGCTGATCGTCAAGACGCAAGCTGAGTCAACAAGTAGCAGGCCGCCGGCAGTTGCCGTCACAAGCCCCTGACAGTTTCCGTACATCTGGATTGGCCCGCTCAACTCGACGTTGGCTGCGCCACCTGTGTAGATCGCATAGGAGGCGCACGATCCGATTGCGCAAGTGTCGATGTCAACGAGAGCGCCATAGCCGACTTGAAAAGCGTTTCCCGCATCGCCCGGCCCGCTTGTCCCGCTTGCCGCCAGTCCCTTGAAATTATACGTCCCCGCGACACGGAACGCCGAACCGTTGACGCCTTGCACTGTTACGTTGGTCGGCTGGGCGGTGTTGCCGAGGATGGTGATGAACCCTTGGCCGTTGATCGCATAGCAAAGAATTGGACCTGTATAGTTGCCATCACCAACATGAATGGTAACGCTGTAGCCGTTCTGATTGAACGTGTGCGCCACGTCGAGCGCGTGCTGAATGGTCGCAAAAGGCTTTGCTGAACTCAAGCCATCGTTGAGCGTATCGCTCCCGGTTGTCGCGACGTAGTAGTCCCGTGCCCCGAAAAGATAATTCGGACCGCTTCCTCGCCACGCCAATTGAAAATTTGTACCGTCATAGGCGAACGCCTGCATCGAGCCGGCAATGTAGTCGCCAAGAACGAGAGGCGCCCCATCTCTGTGAGTGATGTGTTGAGGTGTGATCCCATTGGCACTGAGCGTTGCAGGTCCGGTGTTGCCGTTGCTGGCACCAATTTTAGAAACAATCACCATGCCTTTGACATAGGCTTGAAGCGGCGGTTTCAGCGTTACCGCAATAGCATTTGGCGTGCCGACATCATCGGCATAGAACAGTTTTCCACTCTGGATCGCTTCTCCAAGCTGATGCAAATCAGCGTCGGTAGGCGTGAAGCCGCAATCCGCAATGAGATTGACGATCTCGCGCTGCGGATTTTCGATTGAGGCCGCGGGCGGGATCGAGCCCATTGTCCCGGTCGATGGGTTCCCGTTGATGTAAGAGGCATTCGTGTCTGAGATGCCGAAAGGCTGTTCGTATTTCATGGTGTCCCTGCCATAGGATCGCCTGGTTTGCCGATGCCCGAATAATCGAAGATGATTTCCGTATGCGCCGGCTTCCAACGGTTCAACAAACATTCGAGGTCGGTCGCGAGCCCGATGCGCAGATGCGGATCGACGCCGGTCTGTCCCTTTGTGACGCGGAACCACGTCAACGCCGCTTGATGAACGTGGACCGTCCAATAAAAGCGGTTCGTCTCTGGCCCGAGCCCGTAATACGGATATTCCGACAGCTCGCCGCCGGCGACGTTCTGCCCATTCGGATTTTTAATCGGGATGCCCCATTCGTTATACATCGGATCGGAGCCGTCGCCATAGACGCGGTTGTCGCCGCAGCGATCGATACCGCAAACAAACGTCCGATATTCCGTGATGGTGATCGAGTAGCCGATCTGCGCCGCGACACCGATGAAGAAGGCGCGCGACTGCCCGCCCTGCATCGTCATCCGCATAACAAGCGCGAGCTGCCGTTGCCCTATGGTCTGCGGCTCGGCATAGCAGGGATCGGGCAGACCGAAATTCCGCTCCCAATCGGGAAGTAGCTCTACGGTCTGCCGCGGGTCGCTCTCGCGCTCCAAGAGATCGCCGGCGCGACCATCGACGAAGCCCCAATACTGCGAGAGCCCGTCGCAGACGCCAAACAGCACGCCGCCGCGATCATGCTTGGGCCAAGCCTGGCCTTGCGGGAGCAACCGCAAGAATGCCTGCGTGTAGTCATCGCCGCTGCGGCGGATATGCCGGTCGGTCGGCAGCGGCTCTTGCCAGAAGCCGAGCGCCGTCATTGGTAGAGGATTGTCTCAAGGACCGCCATGTGGCCGAGCGACGGCATCACGTAATCAGCGGTCGTTATGAGGTTGAACGATTGGACGCTCGGCGCGCTCATGATCGCGTAGTTCACCCACGACGCGTAGATGGTCTGGCCGGGCGCCGCCTTGGCGAACAACATATCGCGGACGCTCTGCTCGATCTCGGCCTGCGCCTCGGACGTGTCCGGCTCGAGGTTGGCGATCGTGATATCGATAAACTCCTTGATCGGCGCGACCACGTAGCAATCCTTCACAGTGACCGGCCGCATCAGGTCGATGTAATCGGCGACCGCCTGCACATCGTCCGGCGTCGGCCAGCCGTCATCGTCGGCGCGCAGATCGTCCATCAGGAACCGCACCGTCATGGTTCCGACCCCTTGCTCGGGCGCGGCCCAGGCGCGCGTCACGCCAGGCACCGCGAGCGCCCAATTGACGTAGTCGGCCTGCGCGCCGCCCATCGGCGGCTGGCGGATGCGCAGCAATATCCGGGCGCGAAGCTGGTCGTCGGTCTCGGTATCGACGCCGCCGGTGAGATGAACGACCGTCGCCGAGCTATCGATGTTGGCGACGCCGGGCGCGATCGTCAGCACGGCGCCGTCCACTTGATTGCCGGCCGAGCCGGGATCGAGCGCGCGGATTTGCCCGGTGACCAGCGCAGACGCCGATGTGGTGATGTCCTGGGTCGTCTCGTAGCCGACCGCCGGCGTGCCGCCCGCCGAGAGCTGCGTCCCCATCGGCACGAGCGCGCCATCGACCAGCCCCTGAAAGCTCGCGGTCCCGCTGGCCAGCGTCGGCGTCTTGCGCCCGGTCGAGCCGTCCGCGTTGGTGAGCCAGATATCGCCGTGCCGGTCGAGCCATTCCGTCTCGGCCGTGTCCGGCATCAATTGCAGCGCCAGCCAATCGAGGTATTGCAGATTGAGATGGCAGAGCGCGCCCTGCGTATCGGACATGACGCGCAGCACAGAATTCGGCACGCTCGCGTCGGCGCCCGGCAGCGAGCCGCGGATGAAGTCGCGGACTTGCGAGCGAACGAGCTTAAGCGTCGGTGTAGACCAGGGCATGCAGCGTCACTCGATGATGTCTTGCCAAAGAATTTGGTAGCGGAGCTCGACCGCGGTGAGCGGCCCGCGATAGAGCCGCACCAGGGCATCGATGCGCTGGGTATCGAACCGCTCGACTTGTACGTCCATCGACGTGCCAATGCGCAGCGAGAGGAACGGCTGGATTGCCTCTTGGATATAATGCTTGACGCGAACGAGCGTTGAGCCGACCGCGGCATTCGAGCCAGTGATCTTCGCGCGCTGCATCAGCCAAAGGCGCGAGCCTATTTCCCAGCCGCCCCATATCTCCTGCGCGTCGAGGTCGCCCCACCAGCCGCGGCGATCGGTCGAGTCCGGGTCGGGCAGCTCGTCGTCCATCGCCGCCAGGCGATCCGTGCCGAGCGCGACGATGACCGCGGTCGCGAGCGCCTCGGTGTCGTCGAGCGTGCCGTCGCCGAGCAACGCCCAATCCACCGAAACCGATGTGCGGTAGGGAAAGTCGGTGCGCTGGACGAGCCGAATGTCGGGCATCGCTTAAGGCTTCGTATCCAGCGAGGTCGGCGGCCCCGGCTTCGGCGCGTTGACCAGCACCGCATCGCTACCGTTTGGATCGGTGGTCATGCCGAGACCTTGATTGACACCGTAGACCGGATGACTCGCGCTCTCGGTCCCGAGCTTGATCTTGCCGATGAAAACCCAGGTCTTGCTTTGGCCGTCGTAGTAGCCGACCACGCTGTCGCCCGAGCGGAACTCGATGCGCCCTTTGCTTACGCGGATTTCGTGATTGACGCTCTCGCCTTCGT